GCCGTGAATTATTGCCATCTCTGACCGCCGGTACATTACCGGAGGATTTAACCTACGTAAGTAGGCACCCACGTCATCGCGAACCGGAGTTGATACCGGATCGGAGACTTCTCTAAGTGACCTCGTCCTCTGCCAAGCAGAGGAACGTGGTAGAACTTGAGAAGTGCAGCATAACCATCTAGCGCATCCCGTCTTTTCTTCGGGATGAGCGTAAGCCCTCGAGTTTCGAAGGCTTGGAGGTCGCGATTCCAACGAGTCGGATTCGCGGCATCTAGACGAGAATGCCACCCTAACGAACCTGACTTTTGCCCTACAAGCGGAAGAGCTATTCCTAATCGCTCTTCAACTTCATTGGCTAAGCAGGTGGAGAACTCGTATAGACCACGCATCCAAGCTTGGTTGCTGGTAGCCACGAGTCCCCCAATAACGTTGGGCTCTGATGACGTTGAGTCTGGGCGGGATCGCAAATAGATTGGGGTTACTTCTTCCCCTCTCCACGCGTCGACTCCACAGCTTTCTTTGAAGTTTCCTTCAAGGAAGCTCTTGCCGATGGTGATTTTAAGGCCAACATCTTCAAGCCAGCTCACACACTGACGTGCATACCTCGTGTCTACGATAATATCATCACCGTAGACGCGGATAAGACGAGACGCGCGCCTTACATTCCAGTAAGTCGGGGAGATCCCCTTCTGATCCAGTATAGCTGCGATGCAAACTACCGCAAAACAGATAGACTGAACTGGAAACGTAAGAGCGTTACCCATTCCGGCAAATTTACTCAGGTCTGCTTCCATGAGTTTGGGAGCCACAACTCGAGTAGAACGGCAATCCATCATATGGTCGAAGAATCGGCCATGATGTCCAAATACGACCTCGACAAGCTTTACGCTCAAGAGATCGGACGCAGACTTCAAATCGATGGTTGCCCAGGTGTCGTAACGGGAGCCTTCCAAAGCAAGTTGTTGATTCTTGCTTTGGTCGGTAAGAGCTAGACAGTTACTTAAAATCTTGCATTGGTCTATCGCAGACCTCAACAAGATGTTGAGTCCTTGCTGTAAAAACTGATTCAGCATTGGCTCAACGGTAATTGTTCGTCGCGATGTCGAATTCTTCGGCACCGTGATTAGTCTAGCTGTGCGTCTCGAAGCCTGTATTTGATCCGATTCAGGATTCCTGATGGAATCCCAGATCGGGGCAAGGGAATTTAGATGAGCGACGTCGTCGATAACGACTCTTTCGGAGAGATCCGTCAGAGATACTTCGAAGTCGGCGTAGCCATACTCATCTAAATCGAAATCAGCGTTCTTGACTGACTTCGTAAGCTCAGACCATTTCTGGTTTGAACTTAAACCTTCAAATACAGCACCGGGGCCGTGCTTGAATTGTGCGAGGTTCAAATCGTCAGAACTTAACGAATTGAGCACAATCCGAGACACGCGTGAGATGAGATGCTGGTGCCGATCAGGTATAACAACCTGGCGGGCAACATCGTCAGTCTCAAAAAACGACGCAACGGCCTTCTTGTGAAGAGTTTCCTCATCACGTGAAGGCATCGTCGTTTTCTTAAAGAGGTAAAGCATCTCTCGGAGACACTTTATGACGTCACAAGTGACGTCCTCTTTAAGCTCCCCAGTGAACGGTTCGAATACTTCGCAGAACATACCTGAGAGAAATCTCGGGATTGTTCCCCCTTGGATTGTCTTAAATCCTTCGGGGCAGGCGAACTTGCCGACAGAGATGCCCAAAGTTAGTGCATCTCCCAAAGCAGGTAAAGCTCTGGTTAGGAAACCATAGCCTTCGTTTTCGAACCTTGACTCGAGCGTAACAAGATCACGCTCGAGGCCTTTCACATCAGGTAGAAGTCTGCCAAAGTCTTTCAGCAGACAACTTAGGAGTACTATCGGACTTTTCATCGCATCCTCCATGAGGTAGTCGATTCCGAGTCGAAGGCTCCTGATCAACCGCTAATGGCGGTCGTACACTTAATCCGTTGCTAAACGGATTAGCTGGCAGCGATGGGTAGGAACATGCTCCAAGGGCCATGGCAGAAATAGCCAAAACCCCAAAGATGATCCCCCAACGAAGCAGCCAAGAAAGTACAAAGTCAACGCCGTACGCATCTGAAGGCTTCATGATTGAATCCTTTACCAGTTGCGTCAGCTCTGAAATTGCAACAACTTGAGTGTCGTAACCTCAGTATCATCACGGAAATCCGTGAGCGCTTTCGCAAGCGCCACCATCGCAGCATCGGTGAAACCGAAGCTTGGACGGTTGATAGTGATAGATACGGAAGCAACTTGCTTCTTCGTCAATCCAGAATACGGATCGACGGCGTTGACAGTTTGCGTCATTTGCACATAGTGCCTGTCTCCACCGCCTTTCGTGCGCTGGTGATTGATGATAACGGTATAACCGTTACCACCCGTATCTACGCGTTCGGACCCATACCCATCAGACTTCACAACCGTGAAGACTAGCTGGGGAGTGGGAGCGGCCGCGACGACGGTTACTGGATCGGGTAGCATAGGACGTCTCCTGTGAAAATGGATTTCAAGAACGAGGACTGAATGTCTTCGCTCTATTAAATTCAGCACGTTGCGCTAACAACGCACCGATGATAGACTTCTGATAAGCTGTCAAACTTGACGGCACAGAAGTTAGTTTCACATCAAGCACTGTCGCGACATCGCTACGAGTTTGACACTCGTAGTTCAACACAGAAGTGTGGCGATTCTCAAGAATTTGAGTAATCGTTTCACCGCTGACGTTGAAAACATAGTTCGATGTCGTGAAGTTCGACTTTGAGCGGAACTCGGTAATGAGCTTGCCATTGGTTCGGCAAGTAATCATTCCCCAATTGACCAAACCCGGGTCATGGTTAATATTGTCGATTAATTCGACATAGTTACCAAAGCCCGTGAAGTAGTCAATAAGCCAGGTCCAGGGCACGAGATTATAGAAATCCGTGAACCTAGGCACTGCTCCGATTCGTTCCAGGAATTCCCTGTTACGAAATGTTGGCATATTAACTCTAGGAAAGTCGAAAGTTGCGTTTATAACTAATCGCAACTCCGAAGTTCTTTCGAGACGAGTTGAAGTGAACGGGTAACCGTACTCCAACCCTGATATGTCATACTCAAAGCCTGAGATGTCCTTCTCAGCCGACTCTATCTTACGAATCGACCGAAAAGTCGTCGGTTTGCCATTTCTCTTGATCAAGAAGTTGTACTTCTTGGCCATCTTTTGTGGCAACTCGACAAGCTCGCTAACGTCTTTATGAAATTGCTTCCAACCGAAGTGAAAACTTAGGTATTCACTCGGTATGTTCTTCGCTACGGCCGTGAGAGAGAAAATACTGTCTCGCAGTTTTGGCTGGGAACCTAAGGAAACAAAGAGTTGTTTGAGCTTACCACCGGTGTCCATCAACGATGCGACACTTCTAGGTAAATCTTTCAACTCCACTATGTTGCGGAAAAGGGTGTAGTCCCTCGCGTGAGGGCTCCATCCTTTCAGCATCTGTATAGCGTGCTTTTGGCAGAGTGCCTTAGCATAGACTATCTCAGAAGTACGTAGTGCATTATAGACGGAAACGGGCAACACGCTACCAGTAGGACCCTGCGTATCCCGGTAATTGTCGGAACCGCCCGAATAGTTATTAGTAGTGCCTCCTTTGGCCCTACAAATATCATCCGCGCCGGAACCTGTTACCGGATAGATCGTACGGGTCTCTGAACCATTCCTGATTAGACGCGGCGGTGAGTAGATATACGACTTGAACATTTCAAGCGTACCCTGCTCACTACCGTAGAGTCGAGTTCGGGAAGTGGTATCTTTGAGGTAATCAGCCAATGGATCCTGGGAGCGAAGGCCCCCAGTCTGTGGTTGCTGATTAGCATACGTATAGGTCTGTGACGGAGCCCAGCAATTCGACACACCACCATGGTTAGGTGATTGTGCCCAAGAGCTTTGGACTCTAGTCAGTGTGTGTTTCCTGAGAAGGAGCACTGAGGCATTCTGCCTCCACTTAGTCCTATTCGCAGGCGTTATCGCTACAGAGGACACCTTAAACGGCCCCGTTGGGTCAATTGCGAAAGCAAAAGACTTAATAAGGCCATGAGGGATGTACTTGTAGAGAAACGACTCAAAACCAGTAGCGTTCTTAACAAGCGTATCAAGCCGATACTCATATAACTTATGAGGATCATATCCTTCAGGGAGGCCCCGGGTATCATACCGGAGTTCTCCTTTAAGATTTATCGGCATGGCGCTGTTCTCCTATAGATGTGAAAAGGCCTCAGTCTACGAAATATTGTAGACTTGAGTTGTGCAACATGCACAAGCGGCACGCAGTGATGCGTGC